ATTTCCATGATGCAGGTTTATACACGTCACCAGTATTTTTATCGATGAATGTAACAACTGATCTCTCTCTATACTCTTGTCTGTCCTCTGACCACTCACATGAAACAACTTTGTAATACTTCTTACCTTCGATTGCCTTGAAAACGTCTAAGTTTGCTGTGCCGTTTTCGATCTCAGCAAGTCTATCTAATTGATATTGAGATGGTGTAGATCTCACTTCACCGCCGAATGTTGGACGCTTATACATTGCGATAGTATAAAGTTTTAGATTCTCAGTAAGTGCATCGCAATAACCTTGAGTATAAGACTTAACGAATGCCTTATTAGTCTTTTTGACTGATTCGCCGATTACTTTAGTTTGAGTCATGTTTGTTTGTTTAATTACTCTTATTATAATGGGTAAATGTGTGGTAGTGTATTCTTATGTGACACTAATAAAACTGTCACATTACCTATTGACTTTATAGGTAATGTCCTCAACATGATAACCTATAAAATCAAATATTTGATCTTTTAGGTCATCTTCGTTTTTTGCTTTCCATCTACCTAAACATCTTTGGTGCATTACATATTCCTCTTGGGGTGTAAACTGCAAATCTGGGTCTCCGTCTCCTACTTCACTTAAGTAGAGTTCAATTTCTGTTACTTGATAATTCTTCATTATGTTAACCTCCTATGGTAGTTGGTTAACATATACTTGTCTCTTGAATCTTGAGACTATCTCATCAAGTGTTTTTAAATCAATATCATCGATATTGTCATTCTCTTCGCCAACATAATAAAATGTGTTGTGAATGTCTTTGATGAGATCTAAGAGTGAAATCTCGTTTGCTGTGTAATCTGCTGACATAAGTTTGATTGAATGATTATATTAATATTATAGTCACTAAAAACACGGTAGTGTATTCTTATGTGACACTAATATAACTGTCACATGTTTGGATATTCTTCTTCTACTTTATGCTTAAAGTCTATTAATCCTTCGTGGATTTTAAACAATTTAAACATATCTACATCGCTGAAGTCATCCCACTCAGCAACATATCCCACTCTCTCGATATCTGGTTGACCATTCTTAAATTGTGGTGCATATCTGAAATCGCCATCGCTATCTAACCAAAAACACATGCCGAAATCATCGCTATTTGTAAAACCGTAAGGTGTAGGGGAAAAGTTATGCTTTTCCCTTAATGGTATGTTAGTAGGCATTACTTTCTCACCTCGTAGTATTCTCTAACTATTGAAGTTTGCTCACCAAACTGTTTGATTAGAAAATTTCTATATCTTACTGCTTGGGTGCCTAGGCATCTAGCGATCGCTCTCTCATTGAATGAAATTTCATCTATCTCCCATGAGTCGTTACGAATAGCATCAACAAAACTACCACTACTGTGATCAAATTTGTTGTAAGTTAATGTCCCACCATTGCTATTTCTACTTAAATCGTTTATATCGTGAGTATAGTAAACTGTAGCGATGTGCTGACTACCAACATAAACATTGCTAGTAAAACAGTTATCTGTTTGATATGAGTTGTGAATCATTACATCATTTTTAAGTGATGTGCTTTCTCTCTGTTTGATTGCCTGTAATACTCTTGTTTGATAGATGTCCATGTGAGTAATTTATGATTATATAATCATTATAATCATTAAAAACACGGTAGGTAGTTTATATGTGACACTAATCCAACTGTCACACACTATTAATACGTTTGTCGATTAATTCCTTATATTCTGAATGTAACTCACATCCAATATAATCACGTCCTAATTGCTTACTAACCATTGCGGTAGTCCCTGATCCCATAAATGGATCTAAAATTAGGTCACCTACTCTACTCCCTGCTAAAATACACGGTTGAATGAGATCAGGCGGAAATACTGCAAAGTGACTTCCTTTATATGGTTTATTAGTTACTGACCATACAGATCGCTTATTCTTCTTAGGATAAGATTTAGTTAGTCCAGTATGGGGACTTAATCCTGTGCCTTTATTATGATACTTTCCTTTACTTCTATCTCTCACTCCCCAGTCTTTAGCATCTTCCTTGATTGCTTCATTGTCATAAAAATATTTCTTATTCTTACTGAATAAGAAAATATACTCATGTGCTTTAGTGCATCTATCTCTCACGGATTCGGGCATCGGGTTAGGTTTATGCCAAATAATATCTTGCCTTAAATACCATCCATCCTGACGTAATGCAAACGCTAACATCCACGGAATACCGATTAAATCCTTTTCTTTTAATCCCTCTAACTTATTACCACGTTTATTACATTTATCAGGTAAATCTTGCTTAGTCTTACTTACTGATTGCTTAGGATATGACTGACCTTTTCCAGGACGATAATTATAATAACTATCTCCTATGTTTAACCATAGTGTGCCATCATCCTGTAAATTATCTCTTACTAAGCGAAAGATCTCCACCATATTTTTAATATATTCTTCTGGTGTTTCTTCCTGACCTACTTGATTCTCTTCTCCACCATAATCCCTTAGTCCATAATAAGGCGGTGATGTTACACACATTTGTGCTTTATGCATCCAAAGATTTGGAAGTGTTTCTCTTACGTCACCATAGACAATAGTATTACGGTCGATCATTCTTTAAGTTGGGGAAAATGTGTAGGTGTGAATTCATCTAGTTTAACATTATAACCTATTACTCTAGGTGTTTCATATTCATCTTTTACTCTATTATAATACGATGCATGACTATCAAGATATGCCTGTATTTCTTCTGCTAAGTGAAATGGATTGATCTCAGCATCGTTGCCTGCTTGAATTTTGAAACAGTAGGTAATTTCTTTCATAGTTAGTGATGTGGGTTGTAATAGTTGAGCATTAAAAAGATAATAAAGATAATAACGAGAATAGTGATTACTAGCATTGAATTGATTGAATAAGTTTTAATTCTTGATAATTATATACGGTCTTTCTGTCTCCATTGTCATCAATTAATACTGTCCAGTTTTCAGTAGGTGTAAATCCTTTTCTGTCAGTATCGTCCTTAATGTAGTTAATTAAAACTGTGTATGTATCACCCTTATATGATACGATATCACCTAGTGATATATCTTTGACTGAGTTATACATTATGCTAACTCCCTATCGTCAATAATCTCTAGCATTAATTGATATGCCTTTGATGGGTCATCTTCATTTACATATGCTTTAAGATCTTCATAGATGTATTCATCACAATTATTAAATGTGTATTTCTTGAATTGCTCTGTGTCCATTGATTCAATTTCTTTTTCAACTTGATCTTTAGCAAGTTTGAGCAATTCTTCGTTACTCATAGTTGTGATAATATACTCTACATACTCCTCTTTGATCTCTTGTAAATCACCAGTTTTTACAGTCATGATAATCCCTCCCAGATTGAAATAAATGTTGTAATCCAGTCACGATTTGCAACTGACATTGATGATAAATCTTGCTCATCAGCACTTAACATAGGTAGATTGTGATCTGTGCAATACTGCACATAAATGTCACTTAACCAGTTGATTTGATTGTCATTCATGATGTAATCTCCCAAAATTTCTTGACTGCTGCGTCAGCAATAACAGGCAAATAACCTAGTTTTGAATTTTGCTCCATAGCATATAATTGATCATCAGTTAGACCATTTTCTTTACGAAAGTCTTCCCAACATTCGTCATAGCATTGATCTAAAAGTGCTTCCTCTTGAGTGAAATTCATGTTAGTTAACTCCTATGATGTTGAGTGCATTGTTGTAAGCAACTGCTCTTGCTTCGATAACCTGATCTCTCACTCTCTCACGGTCTAGACTATCACCACCACCCCATGTTACATGAGTGCCTTCTTCACATAAATCTAAAACATTGAGAGTAGCAAGTGCTAACTCTTGTCTTGTTAATCCATCGATAGGATATAAACAGTCAGGATGCTCAGGTGAATAGAATGATTCACAATAGTCAAGAAATTCTTTGAAGTTGTGCATGTGATTTGTTTAACTATTAATATAATAACAAAAAAGCACACGGTAGTGTGTTACCGTGTGCCACTAATAAAACTGTCACTCTGACAATAGACTTTCTCTTTTACATAGGTAAGCATTACCATTGATTACTGCATCAATATAATTATTGTTTACAGTATGATTGATCAATTTGGCATAACTGGTCAGTTTTTTGATCTTGGATTGCTGAGAATTTTTTGATTGCATTGATTCCGAAGTTGACTGTGAAAAAGATAATAATAAAGGTTAGAGCGTATCTCATTAGTAATTCATGATTTGTTTAGTGGGGACTTGATTAATATAACCTTCAATAAATTCTTTACATTCACAAACAGTATCATATCCACCGATCTTAGTGTATATGAATACACCATTATCTAATTGCTTACGAGCATTAACTCTATACTTGTAAGCATTATAATCACCTACATGTGCACCACTAAGATCTTCAGTAATAGTAAATGCACTTAATTGGATACCGTGATCATTCTCTACATAATCCTCGGATACGAAAACATGCTCACTATATGTTGAGACGTTTAGATCTAGGTGTGAGTTGATGATCGCTAGTTGGTCTTCCATGTGATTCTGTGTGATTACATCCTATTATAGGGCATAGGTGAGCAAAGCACAAGTTTATGTGACACAATATTAAATGTCACATTTATATCCATCATTATAATATGATTCAATTATATTCATTTCGTCATCACTCAAATCCCATTTAAAATTACTAGGAAACAAGTTAATCAATTTTTTAAATGCTTTATTACTGACTTCATTACTTCCGAAGTCATGTCGATCTCTCTCCACACATTCGTGGATATATCTCCACTCTTTAGTAGTGAAGTATCGTCTCACCTCATCATACTGATGTTGTGTTAGTGGTCTCATTTTAGTAGGATGCTTCCTCTAATTGGTCGATAGGGTTATCTTGAATACTGCAATATGAAATATCGTCAGTATGATAAGATCGATAAATTCTCTTCCATATGGTATCGAATTCATCCTGATCTAAGTTTTTAAAGATAACTTGACCTTTAAAGTAAATGTGGTAGGTTGTTGTTGTCTGCATTTAAGTCCTCTAGATACATCCATTCGTAACTACTATCCTCGGGATCTTCATTGTTAATAATGTATTCATTGAAAATAGCATCGCTATTACCAATATTTGAGTCATCTACATGTCGTTTAATATTTGTCATGTAGGTATATCTCATTGATGAGAGTGCGAATTCAATGGTATTCATGACTGGGGAAAGTAATTAAAGTTGATTACACATCTATCCTGAGTGGATGATGTGCCATAGTGAATTGTCTCGGATGGAAATATAACCATCCTACCCTTAACAGACTCTACTTTTTGGTCTCCTACCATCGTATAACCATCATTACTATTAACATAGTAAATTCCAGTTAAAGCGTTAGGAAATTTATGATCTGTATGTGGGTGTGATGACGTGGGCACTTGCGAGCGAAGTTGCAAGTTTGCTTTAATCTTAATGAGTGCACATGCATTTAAGTTATACAATAATGGTTGCATTGCCCTATCTTGACAAAAGTCAGATTGTGGAAATCCATTATTATAAAACATATGCACCATTTGTGATCTCGAATCGGGGTCAGTTGATACTATCCTACGACAGTATGACCACGAAAAAGTGTCACTCAATAAAAGATCATGAATCTCTTGTTGAATAACACTAGGGACGAAATCATCAATAATCCTCATTTGTTAAATGGCGAATTGAAGTATGCCTTATTAACTGTGTAAACAGTCACTAGTGCTACTGCAATACCCAAAAAACCTAACCATAGAATAGGTGAATGTGGGAAATCGTATGTTGGAATTTGCATGTGTGTTTGTTTAACCTCTATATTATATGGCACTTAACCTATGTATGGTAGGGTCTTGTGCCACTACTTGATCTGTCATACAATAGATTGACCCGAGTGACACTCGTATGCCATCGTCAGGTGGTAGTCCCATGTGATACATATGCGATGGGAAAATTAAAGTTTGTCCCATATGAAATGGCACTCTCTCTATTTCTTCGTTTGCATTATTGTAGAATACAGTATCACCTGATTCACCAGCTGCATGATATACAACTGAGATAAGATTAGGCATGTCACCATCATTATGGATTTGTGACTGCATATTATCAAATTGCATATTCAATAGTGTCCTCATAGTTTTAGCATGTAATCGATGCTCCATGAGTGCATTAAAATATTTGATAAACCATTCATCCTCACTACCCACAAATACACCATCTTGCACTACCATAGTGCCAAAGAATCGTGCATTCTCATAGCAGGCATAGGGACTATTAGTCCATCTAACAGGATATTCAACTAATCTGTTGGCAACACTATCTACCATCCAGTCAGGAAAAAGACCACTAACAACTTCAACCAAAACCACTCCCTCCTTTAGATTTAGGTCTATCAATTACTTCAATTCTATCTATAAGAATCTTTTTATTCCACCATAACTCTTGGATTTCTTGCCATGAATCCAACACTTTAGTGGAATTATCTTTGCAAATAACCTTATAGCAATGCCTATCATATGGGGCACTACTGGTCTCGGTGAAGTAATTAGGAAGTGAGATCATAGTCTATCATTAAGTAATTGAATTTGCCAATTATCATCCCCACCTTCTAGTCGGTCAACCCAAAACCAAAAGTCAGGATAGTCAGGTGCTGAGCAAAACACCCTATTACCTCTAATATGCTCAACAATAACCTCATTCTTATTGTTGAGATATTTGGTAAATATCTGTTGTGCCTTATTACTTTTAGGCACAACTAATGCTCTATTTTTAAGCATAGTCTAGTCTTGTAAGTAAGTTGTCTTTAAATGGTCTGAGTCTATCGATGCACATTTTATGATATGTTTCATCGATCTCAAAACCAATAAATTGTCTATTCTCCTCTACTGATACCTGAGCGGTTGTGCCTGCACCCATAAATGGGTCTAGCACTACATCATTGACACTAGACCACGTTTTAATGTGACCTCGTGCCAACTCCTCAGGCATTGTAGCAGGATGTTTATATGATGCTTTAGACGATTGTCCAAATCCACCACTATTTTTAATTCTCCATATGTTTGTCCTTACTCCCCACTCTTTAATCGCATTACTCTTACGATTAGGGTCATGTGTAGTGCCATCCTTTTTGCGTGATGTAGCATTACCCCATGATGTGATGCCTGCCCACTTGTTTTTCTTATCTTGAATAAGATTAATAGTTTTGGGACGTCCTTTAGATAGTATGAAACAATACTCAAATACTTGAGTATATCTTACTGACTTGACTCCACTAGCGAATGCTGTGCCTGTTTTCTCATATATCATTGTGTCGTGAAGTCTCAACCCTAAATCCATAAAATGTAAACATTGACGAAAACTAGATCCAGTCTCGGATCCTTTTATTGTCGCATCGTTTACATTCCACATTATTACACCACCTTCCTTTAACACTCTGACCAGACCAGTAGCAACATCCTTAAAGACATTAAAATCCCACTTGCTACTATCATTATATGTGCGTAAATCGTCGTAAGGCGGTGACGTTACGACGAGATCAACACTTTCTTTATCCATGAGTTGCATACCATCGATACAACTCATGTGATAGGTATCATTAAGCGATAGTTTCATAAACTGTGTGGATAAATTTCTGTGTCCTTCTTACACTACCGTAGATAGGTGTGATACAAATAAGATCTTCATTGTGCACTCTAAGAGTAGAAAATCCGTTGTTGTTTTTACCAGTCTTAGTAACTGAGTCAGTCCAACCAGTAGCAGGATTCATAGCAAGTGACAAGTCAACTAGACATGCAAACACCTCAGGAAATCCATTCTCTTTTTGTGTCAACTTAACACAAAAGATCTTATCAACCTTGGTCTTACTGTGATTGTTACCAGTAGCGAATGATGATGTGCTACTACCGAGTGACATTTTGTTTTCGATCTCTTGCTCTAAGAGTAGAGCATCGTAACCAACTGTCTCCTCACTAATGTAATCAACACCCAAATCTACTGCTGAGTCCTCAAGAGCAGGGTTAAAGATGTTTGCAAGAAATTTAGTTTTGTCAACTGTATTGTCCTCACCAAAGAATGTATCTAGGTTAGACTTCTTACCACCACTACAAATGTGTAGTGCTTTAGCAACACGGTCTGAAGTCAACTTGACTGCTTTAGGGACGATACGCTTAAGTGCTTCAGCGAGTTGGATGTTGTCTGCTTGGGGTCTGAGTTTCATTGTATTTGTCTGATTGATCTTATTATAGCGTCAATAAAGACGGTAGTGCAATGTAGTGGTCAGTTTCTCAAGTGTCCTACTCATATGCCTGTAACCACTACCAACATAGATCTGACCTGCTACAACACTAAGAGTTGCAACACCCCAAAAAATGTAATACCATTTAGATTTGATTTGATACCTTTTCATAATTAAACAATAGATGTGGGTGCAACACCCTTTACAAAAATCTCATCGACTACTCTCTGTAGTCTCTTGACAACTGCATTACCATAATTGTTATGGATAGGGACTGTCAAGTAACCAGTTGGTTTTCTATAAAACTGACATGCACCTGCAGGAATACGACCTTCAGCGATCGCTTTAGTGTCATCCTTATGCATACGAATCACACGACCAATAGTTTGTGCCATTGATACAACATTGAGATTTCTCAATAGAATGCAATGGGTCAGACCGTGGACGTTGATACCCTCAGATAGAATAGAATAGTGCATAACAACAAATTTCTTGTTGTTATCCTTACCCCACTCAGATAGAGTTGTCATAAACTCTTCTCTGTTTACTTTCTTGTCATTAATATATGCACCATATTTAGATGTGACATGTAGATAGTCATAACCTCTGAGTCTCAACTGAGACAATAGAGTAGTGTGACCGATCATGTTGCCGAGGATACGACTAGATGGGACTGCAATCAACACCTTAGATGCTGACTCCTCATCAAGTGTGTCTAGCACATTGATAACTGTCCTTGTTTGTGTCTCATGCATTGTATCTCTATCCAAATCCATTTCAGTAGTAAATGGGACGATAGTAGGTGACACAATACTACCGTTAGCAATCAATTCTGGTGCAGGGACTGACTCCAATACATCACCATAAACAAATTTGTTATTCATACCTCTAGTATGAATGCCTTCATTCTTTCTTGCTGTGCGTGGTGTCGCTGTGAAAAAATAACATTTATCTGCAACTTTACTTGACTCCATTGCTTTAGGGAAAAACTGACGTGTTACACTATTGTGTGCTTCATCAAAATAGATAGCATCAATAGGAATATCAGACTCCAATACACGATGTAGTGAATGATATGTTGTAAATATAATTGCATTCTCATGTAGAGCACGGCAACCCTCAACAAAATTAGCAATCTCTAGTGCCTTGGTTGTGCTGTAATAATGTGTCTCACCTGAGTGAGCATGACATACACGACCTTTAACTTGCTCCATGAAATCATCACACAACTGTTGAGCAAGTAAGATACGAGGTGCTACTACAACAATATGCTTAGGTCTATTGAGATACATGTTAGGTGTCTCTAATAGTTTCTTAGCATGCTGTATCATAATAAATGTCTTACCACCGCCTGTTGGGACGATGATCTGACCCTTGTCTGCTGTGCTCATAGCATCGAGTGCTCGTTGCTGATGTGGGCGAAGTGTGATCAATGTATTCGTGTCGTTAGACGTATTATAACATAAAAATGGGGTGCTGTGCACCCCTAGGTCAGTTATTCGATTGTCACAATGGTGGGACGAAACAAACATAATAAAGAATGTTGTTTCGCCTTTAATATAATAGCATATAATTATCTCTTGTCAACCTCTGGTAACATATCATTTCCAGGATGATCATCTATCTTTCCTTTATATGATTTACCATATTGTTTAATTGCTTCTACTTCAACATTACCCCACTCATTTGGATATACACAAATACAACACTTATTCATAGGTTGTCGTGACCCTTCGGGATTAGGTTTAGTGGATACACAAATAGTGATGTAGTCATCACTAACAAATTCGATAGTGCCTTCTAGACCATCATACTTTGCTTTGCGTCCAACTTCTAGGTGTTTCATAATGTTTCGTAATTCAACCCTATCTGCATTACTTATGATAAGTGGGATAGTCATGTTTCAAGTGTAACTTTTCAATAATCTGAGAGATAGTATCACGGTCAACAGTTGAAACACCATTGTATTCTCTCCACATCTTAGACTGGTAGAGGAATAAACACTTTCTAACGAGATTCTTCTCGTGATCAGTTAGTATGGCATCTTTTGCAAACACGTTGATCTCCATCGTTATTTGTATTTATTATAACGATACCATTTTTACTTTGTCCAATATAACAGCGTTTGCTCATACATCAACTCTTTAACCTTTTTAGGATTGAGTCCTGCTACTCCTAGATCATCCTCTGTGTATGGGTGCTTAAGTTTACTAGCAACATCTAACAATTCATTGCGTTGCTCAATACCCATAAACTTGAATGCCATCATATATCTATTCCACAAGAAATATGGTGTGGGTGTGCGTCCTGAGTGTGGGATTCTACCATCGAAAATGACCACTCTGCCAGGTTTTGGCACTACTGCGTGGACGATATCTAACTCGTGATCATAGAATATAGTTTCTCCACCATAGTTAGGTATCCAAAACTGATTCATATAGACAATCATAGTGCATTGATTATCACACCAGTATGGTGCATCACAATGGATTCTGGGTGCATCACCATGTTTCAACACATTCATATATGCTGAGTATAATGTCTCCCGTGGGGGCACGGGCACATGTGAGCAATTTTCGAGTCTGTCTAACACCCATTGATATAGATGATGTCCTGAGCATTGATCAAAAGGTTTGCTTCCATGATGATCTACACTATAGAAATCATGTGTATAGTATGTCCCTCTAAGATCTACTTTCTCAAGATTAGTTTGTGGCAAATCTTGTCTGCCATGATAATAAGGTAACTCTATTGCTTGCCGACAAATATCATCGTCAAGTATGTCAGTATCATATATTTTAATTAGAGGGTGCTTCATTCAATAAATCCAATGGTGTTGTTAAACTCATCATATCCTCTGTCAATGTTAGTCATTTGATATGCTGTGATATTCATAGTCATCACATATCTATTGCTATCACTATTGTTTCTGCCTGTCCTATGCTTCAACCAACCAGGAAAATATAATACATCATTTGTCTTTACTGGAATTTGGATCCAATGATCCTGTCTAGGTAATTCATAACCATCGTCAACAGGTTCTGCATACTTAAATGTATGCAAAGGATTGAGAATTTCTAGGTTACCACTACCTTCTGGCACATCTAAGTATGCACAAACTCCCACCTGCACATTGTGATGATGATGCTCTAACGTTGTTGCCTTGGGTGGATGTCTATTAATCCAACTCTCTGACATATTACGATAGACACCTTTAAGTGACCACATATCCCATATCCTATCTACAACACTAGGGATGTGGTTGTTAGTCAAGTCATCAAAACATTGCCATCCGTGTGGTGGGTCATGTCGGCATCTACCAACTGACGATACTCCACCCTCTTCTAGTGCTGAGTTTAGATAGTTAGACTCTGGACTCTCGATAAAGTCTAGAAATATATCTGTCTCCTTTTTAATATCCTTCCATATATCTGAGAGATTATACTGTGATCTAAAGATAAAAGGATAAGGATTAACTGATTCTAAACCATCGCCAATCGACTGGTCTGGTAATGCTGTGAGCATGATATAAAGAATAATGATGTACTGGAATACTCAAGGATATTCTCTCTTCTGACGGTTGTGCTTGATGATAACATCTTGGTGGGATGTATAGGGCATCACCTGCATTTAGCACAACATCTATAGCAGGTGTGAAACTATCATAGTCTATCATAGCATCGCCAGGATCTCCCTGTGCGACAAACGTTGCCCTTCTTTCATTATATACTTTCCAATGTGTCTTGCCTTTTAATTGCACGATGAAATTATTAGGCAAGTCCTCATGTATATAGAAACTATTTGACTTGCCTTTACCACAATATATTTGAAACTGACTATCACCTGAGAATATTTGTGACCACTCACCTACCATCTTCATGACCTTCTCACTTCTGTAAGAATAGTTGTTAATGATAAATGTATGTCCCTCTCTGAATAGTTGAAACAACTCGCTCTTTTCTTCCCATGCATGTGGTGACCATGAGCGTGGATGTTTATGTGGGTTTATCTTTCTTATCTCATGTTTACTTACAACATCGATATCGAAAAATTGTGGCATATTAAGGCA